TTTGTCTGCACTGTCTCTGTGCCAGTCGCGGTGGTGCGCAGGATTACCGTGATGTCATCATCATCGAAAATCTTGAATGTGTACGCAAAGACGGTGGTAGTGCCATCGCCTGTGTAGCTGTTCCGCGTGGTGGTGCTGCTTACTGTCATGTCTTACTCCTTAGAGCCTTTATACCTTATTTCAACTGGGCGCGAAAGGTTCCGTTACTCGACCAGAGCTTCGCTATACTCAAGTCCAGACTTGGCTATTTCAATCATTGTCAAATAAAGCTGGTCAATCATTTGACGTTTTTCTTCTGGTGTTGCTGGCCCCGCATGAATCAAACGGATTGCTTTGCTAATATTGGACATAGATTCCCTGTAACCAAGCAACGGAATTAAGTTCAAATCTGTTTCAGAAAGAACCTCGCTTGCCTCTTGTGTTCGGCCTTCCGTCTGTAGCTTTTTAATAGTTGCCATTCGGCCTGAAATCTTTTCGTATTTACGATAAAAATCTTCTATGTACTGAGAGCTTCCTGTTGGCTTGCGAACAAGAAACGCTCTGATTATAGGCAAATCTTCTAGCGTTTTTGCAGGCTTTGTTGGCTCAACAACAAGGCCAGACTCAACTAAAGCCTTGTCTGCTGCCTCTATCGCATATCTTCCTAAAGTTCCTGTCCAAGATTTTATCAGATGGTCAATCTTTTGTGGGCTACTAGGCCCGTATCCAAACGTAATCTCGTTCAAAGTTTTGCCAATCGCTTTTGCCGTGGCGCTGGTGTACTGGTCGTATTGAAACTCTGGAAGCATGTTTTCCATGCCTCGTGAGACAATTGGCCTGTCTGTGAAAAAGTTCTTGTTAGCCCTAAACTCAATGAATGGTTTGGCAAAATCTGGTATTGGCCCCATACTTAGGATTGCATCTTTTGCAAACTCTCCAAAAAATCGACCAAGATGCCCAGGGTCTTTGGTTTCAACAAAGTCCATCATGTATTCAGTGCCGGTGCCAAACAACAGACCAAGTTCAAACGGTTTCGGTATGCGCCAGACATGATAGTTCTCAGGTTCATCTACCGTGCCATCGCCTGTTATAAAAATCCAAAACAAGTCCTTTTGCCAACGCGGGAGTTGCTTATAACGCGGGTCATCGTGGTTTTTATACCAAAGCAACATGCTTGGGAGTGTGATGTAAGCAAATATCTTGGCCGATGTTCCTAACGGGCGCTTCTGAAATGACTCGTATATTTTTGCATAACCCTGAACACGAGCATTAAAAAATGCTGAAATCATGTTCAACGCTTGCATTTGTACCCCCATCTTCGAGAAGTCGATGGTGATGTCACGGCTTTCAAAGCCTGCTTTTTCAATGATATCTCTATCGGTCAGTTGTTGGCGGCGCTTCAACTGATTAAACGCAATCTTATACTGGCCAATCCGTCCAGAGCTTTCAAAAAACTCAGAAGCAATTCGCAAAGCTTCTAAAGGATTTGTGACTAGATTGCGAACCTTGCCTCTTGTTAGGTAGCGCTTCATATCTTGTCTAAAATAGTTTCTGTCAAAACTAACAAGCATAGATTGCATAGCGCCTGACTTTGTCCACTCCTGATACAAGTTGTCCTTTCGTATCATGTGCCAAAAGCCCATGGCGTTGTGGTAAAAGGGAATAAAACCTCTATCGCTAAAAATAGCGGCTGACAAAGCGTCTCTTTGCAAGTTGCGTATCATAAAATCGGGTGCAAGAGTTGCGCCAGCCCTAAGAAGCCTTGAGGGAGTCCCAAGAAAGCGCCAAAGCATATTGGATTGGTAGTTGCTCATATCACGCAAAGCGGATGCAATCTCTTCACCAACTTGCCAGACTTCTCGCTTGCCGTTTCTAAATATGGCAATTTCATTATTGCTAACGACCTGCCCGTTCCTGCGAAACACTGTCATGCCATCAGCAAACTCAGGCTTGATTGGCCCATCAAACGCAGCTTGCAACTCTTCGGGCGTAATCTTTGTTCCCCGCACACGAGCTGGCATCTTTTTAACATTTGGAAATGCGTCCGGCAGCTTCTCAACCATTTCAATAAAACTAGTGTAAGCCTTATTGCGCTCAGCAATTGCAATGTGATGCAAAGCGTTCAGATGCACACTTTCAATGGGATTGACTATCTTACGTTGGCTGCCTTTAAACTTTTTGAATGGATTGCGAACAGCAGAACTAAAGTTATCGCCAGTCATTGATACTGCTTCATCAAGAACCCGATAGAACGGAACATAGTCTCTGTTTGCTTCTATCATAGCATCGCGGACTTGCCTGCTAATGACGCCGCTGTCTACGAGATATTGGACTGTTCTGTTTTGAAACTCTACCATTTCTCTAAAGGTAGATTCATATCGTCCACCCAACTCAGACACTGTCGCCCGTGCTGCTTCAATTGGGACACCAGTTTCCTTGCCTTGCTCTGATTTTTCCAAAGCTCTTTTAGAAACGGCGTAAGCAGTGAAATCCTTAAAGTCACGCTCAGTCTTAATATCCCTCAAAACCTCCAAAAGACCTGGGCCGTTCTTTTGCAAAGTGGCAAAGTCCAATGTGCCGTATTGCAATGTATACATGCCACGACCAATCATTCCAGGCTGCAACCGCATCTGTGTGTACGGTGTCATTGTTGTCTCAAATGTACCGCCTGAACGCTCGTAGTTTCTAACTGCTTTTAAAACGGGATGAAGCCTGTCAATAGCAGCAGTAACAACCCTAGACTTCACATCAGACAACGCCTCACGGGGGGCTGGCACTTCAAATTCAACACGGCTTACAACACTATTAACAGCATCTGATGCCGGTACCTCAACGGGTTGAGGCTCCCTTCTGGAAAACTCAACCGCGTCTCGTGGCTCAAGACCGCTTTCACGAGCTTCATTGTATCGCTCCACATTAAGCTCTGGCCTGACTATGTTCCTCGCATCTTCTGGCCGAAACTCGTAATTCACCTCTGGGGTGGCTCGTTTGGGGTTTGAATCTTGGCGAAAAGGTTGAGCGCGGTCAGTAGGCAAAGGCTCATCGCGGAACTTTTTAATGTTATCACTAGCCAAATCCTCACGCATACGCTCACTAAGAACAACTTCTTGCATAACTTCTGGTGTGGATTTTTGAGTAGTTTTTACGCGGTCAGTTACCATCTTGGTTGCTTTTGCACTACCTTCAAGGCCACCAAACGTAGCCAAGACCAAGGCAGTGTTTATAAGCTCATCTGAGGTCGGCACCTGCTGCTCAATTAACGCTCCAACACCTGTAAATGCTGCGTATTGCGTTGCGTACTTGCCGGTCAAGGTCTTTGCTCCCAACCACCCAGGAGCCGCAACGCCAACACCAAGAGTAACGCCTGATTTCATGCCCTCTTTAAAGCCGTGTTCAATAAATGAGTTCCACCAATCCTGCCAGCTATTAACTTCACCACGTTGCAGAGCATCAATGTACATTGACTTGATGCTTTCATTAACAAATCCAGCAGCAAAACCGCCTGCAAAAACATTGCCTCCTGTAGTACTTGTCCCAGCAATTGCAGACGGAACAAAAACAGGCAAATCTGCGCCGATGTTTGTGACGCTTTCAAACCAGCGTTCTAAATGCCCAGTATCTTCTGGCTCCGGAGAAAGAGCTTTAGCCGCATCAAAGCCAACCTCGCCTCTGCTATGGTACTGAATGGCTAAGTTGATAGTAGACTTGCCAAGCCCTCTATCCCAATACTCTCCCCACTCTGCCTTTTCCCCGACAGACCACTCCTTAACTTCTCTGATAACATCTTGCCAATAAGATTGTATTTCTCTTGCGCCGGACACAGGCTTGCCAAATTCTTTTTCAGCAAACTCAAATGCCTGCCCTTCTGTCAGAAAGGGAAGTGGAGCAACAGGCGTCTCTGGCTGTTCTGCCTCTGTCACAACTGTTTCAGGCTCTAGCGCGGCTGGTCCTGTTGACACTTGAGGAGCATCGGCAGGAGGCTCTGAGATGTCAGGCTCTAATCTAGGCTCTTCCTCTGTCGGAAACGTAGAGGGTACAGACTGACCTAGTTCAGCGCTTATTTCTTCTGCACTAAATCCAGCGCTACTTAACACAGACACTTTTTCTCTTGTGTAGGCGTCTATTTCCTCTTGAGAAAACCCAGCGCCTTGCAGGGATTGAAGCTCTTCATAAAGGGCCATTATTGTTGGCTCCTCAAAAGGTTGTCATATATAGGCTTCTTAGGGCCAGTTGCCCAATTCAAATAGTCATCACTTTTTAAATATTCTTCTATACTGCGATTGCCCCTTGGCGGTGGCGCAACATCTGCCAGTTCAGGTATATCTTTAGTCGCATCAAGTGAGGCCCTAATTTCCCGCATTATTGTCTGAGGAGATGGAGTCCACTCTTCATCTACTCTTATAAGAAAATCCCTTGAGCGCGGATTGAGCAAATCTTTTGCCTCTTTACCAGCTTCAATTTGTCTAAAAAATCTTTCACGCATTTGCATTTTGAAGTCATAGAATCTTGACTCAGAATTTATGTTCAAACTAGCAAACACTGGGTCGCCCATAATCACATTTTTGTAACCACTTACAAAGTCCTCAAACTGACTTAAATTTTTTACTTCTTGGGCGCTGGCTGATGATTCAGCTTGTCTAACGGAAGCAGATATATACCTTTCCATTTCGGCTACATTGTTGTCAGAAAAATCCTTACCCTGCCGCTCAAGAATACTTAAACCAGCCCCATCATTTGCCGCCCTAACTTCCGGTGGGTCACTTGGAACAACAAACCTTTGGGTGACGCTCGTAATGTCACCTTGGTAAAGTTTGCCGGTTGTTTCTCGATATATTATTGGCTTGCTGTCAGTTAACAACTCGCCTCTGGCTCTCCTACCCACCAAATCAACAAGTTGCTCACGCAGTTTTTCACCTTCTACGCCCACAAATCCCAAGTTGCGAACTTGAGTAACGCTTAAATCGCCGCCTAATATTTTTTCTTTGCTATCCGTGTAAATGCTTTCATTGGTGTCGCGTTCATCTTTATTTTTCTTGTTTTCGTTAAAACTGACTTGGTTCCGCGCTTGGGTCAGCCTGTTTGACCAAGCTGCCTCAACTTTGTTTTTGTCTTCCTGACTAAGCGTTTCCCATTCTGCTTCTAGTGCCGTATCTCCACCAAAATTGCCGCCTCTTGCGCCCTCAACCAAATATTCAAGCGCCTCTATTGTGTCAAAGTCCGTGTCCCCAACATTCTCTATTGGAATATAAGCGGCAAATCTTGCAACAAGCTCTGTATCAAGCTCTGCTCTTCTAGTCTTCACCATCCCCCTCAAAACATTTTTTGAAGGCTCTGGCAAATCCAAATCAGGCAACCCAGACTCTAATTTGTCTAGTTGTGATGCGTCAGCGCTGGATATAAGGTCAGCGTAGTTAGACCTAACATTGTTTTCCTTAATACTTCTAATTTCTTTTTGTATAGAGATTTGATTGTAAGTAGTCGGCAACCCAGCCTCAGCATTGGTTTTTGCTGAATCCAATAGAAGGTCTTCAGTAAATTTAAAACGCGGGTCGTCAGGGTTGTATTTGCGTAAAGTTTCAAACCCAGCAAGTGTGTCAGCATCTGCTGCGGTTGCTGATGCGGCTACGCCTCTTTTGTATGCCTGTTGTTTTGCGTCAAGCCCACCCTCTAGGAATATCTTGCTCAAACTATTAGAAACAAGTTCTTGAGTGCTTTTTTTGTACCCCTTTTGCCCGACTCTATCCGTAATAGATTTTTGAAGCTCCAAAAATCCTGTTTGAGCATCCTCTATGTTTGTTGAGCGGTCCTCCATAATCCAAGTCGTTACTTCGTCATATGCTTGAGCATACTCCTCCCTCGCAATACGCTTATTTTCGCGGTCCTTTTCAGCCATGCCAAAGTTAAATGCAACTTGCCCAGCCGCATCAGCAAATCCAGCTAAAGCACGCCCAGGCGCCTCAAATGTCCCAGACTGGGCGCGTGGCCCTAATGTGCCAGCAGCCATCTGTACCGATGGTCCTGCTCCTTGATTATAGAGTGGAATCTTAGGCATATTTTACCCCAGTAGCGTTGCGGCTTTTTCACCGCCTGTAAGAAGTGATTGGTACGCTTCAGTTTGCAGCGCCTTTGACCTAGCCCTGCCTGTTGCTCTGGACATTGCGGCTTCAGAAATCTTTCCGACTTCCTCGACTTTTCCAGCGTACTGTATCCTTAGAGCATCTAGCTCCGTGTTAAAGTAAGCGTCAGCCAAAGCCTGCATTGGACTGCCAGACATTTGCACCCCAGATGCAGCAGTTGCCACACGCTGCGTAGATATTAGTCGCTCAGAATTGCGCCGAATAGCCGCTTCTTCTGCCGCTTTACGCTGAAGCAAAAGCACACGCTCATTTTCTGCAACTTGAGCGTTGTACTCACCAACTTGCCGTGCAGACTTTGCGGCCTGCATATTGCCTTTGAAGCTAAGGACAGAACTGCCTACT